ATTAATTTGAAATACATAAACCCTGCTACAGGCACACCAACAAAGCCAAGCAAAAAACCAATAAAAACCATTAGCGAGTCTTTTGCTGAAATCATTGCTGGAGCCAAAACCCCAAAACAAACAGAAAAAAACACAACAAATACAACGGTAAAAATATACATCTTTAGCATTACTCATCCCCTCGCTGTATCAGCATCATGAAAGACTTGAGCCAAAGCTCACTGATGCCATGACGCTTGCTTTCTTCCCTCACTCGTCTGGCTATGACCATAGCGATCTCTTCTTGGCAGATGGTCACTCCATTCAGTGACCTGGCCAGGTCGTTGACAATACCCTTTGCCAGCTTTCGGGTTGCCACCCGTTCCATCTCGCTTAGTGACCTCATTGCCGCCTCCATAACCAGCCACAAGATAACCATAGCTAATAAATTCCACATTGTAAACTTTATTTTTGGTTTTTATCTGCCAGCCAGGCGCCACCTACGCAGGCTGACGGGCTTTTGCGGCCTTTTTGTCAGTATTTTTCTGACAGGTCGCAGAATTTCATAAACGGCGCCTTCCACTGCAGGCGGATCATGCCTGTTGGCCCGTGACGATTTTTCTTGAAATCCACCTCTGCGATACCACGGTCAGGTGTGTCGTCGTGATAAACCTCGTCACGATAGAGTGTCATGATTTGATCCGCCTCTTTCTCGATCTCTGCTGAGTTTGCTATGTCTCCTAGCTCTGGCCGCTTCTCTCCACGGGTATCGACGCCACGGTTAACCTGGGCAAGGCATATCACCGGTATGTCAAGTTCCCGAGCAAGGTCTTTTAGCCGCATAACAACTTCGCCGACTTGCTCCCAGCGCTGCGATGCCGGGTTGCTCCCCTTAATCCTCTGGATGTAGTCAACATAGAGCGCCCTGATCCCGCTATGGTGTTTCCACTTCTTGGCCATCCGTTCAACCTCGGCGATTGTCGGAGCTGATTTTTCGTAAACCTGAAGGTTCACCGAGTGAAGCAGTGACAGCCCACGCGAAAAGTTGCTGTAACCGGTGTCGTCAAGATCTCCCTTTCTGGCTTTGTGAGCTTCCACAGATCCGTTAGTGCAGGCTATGCGCATGCCTATCTGACCGACTGGCATTTCGGCAGAAATGAAACCAACGTTGTTACCGCTGGTCATTGCGTTGATCATGACGTTCAGCAGCAGCGCTGTTTTACCCATTGCTGGTTTTGCAGCAATCACAACTAGGTCTGAATTGTGTGCCCCACCAGTGGCGTCATCCATTGACTTGATCCCGAACGGAACGCCCGGGAACTCTTGCTTTAGTGCCTTCTCTAGCTCATCAATCGCCGCGCCAGCAACGCCAATTGAGTCGTACTCGTAGTTTGACTCTGTGCTGATGGTTGCCATAAGAGAGGATATTATTGAGTCAACATCGAGCTCACCGGCTGCAGCCGCCTCCAGGCCATCGCGCATAACGCTCCACGCTGTTCGCTCGCGATACTTGCGTTTGATCGTGTCTGCATAGTGTTTGATGTTTGACAGGCTGGTGATCTTGCAGATCTCGATCACATACTGGAACCCACCCACATAATCCAGGCATTCCATTTCGCGAAGCTCGTTTGCCACGATAGAGGCATCAACGGTCAGTCGCTTTGCGTGGATGCGACTGCAGGCAGTGAAAATCATCCGGTTTACCTGGGAATGGAAATGCTCAGAGCAAATTCCGCAATCAGTGATCAGCTCGCCGCGACTATGCGCAATCACAGTCCCCAGCCAAATCTGTTCGCTTTCAAAAGAGCTGAGTTTTTCAGGTATTAACATTTCATTCCCCAAATGCTCTTGGCAGCTTGTTTTGTTTTACTGGTGTTGTGGTTTCCTGTGGCACAGGCATCCATGACGCCTCGAAACCTCTCCACCCCTTGTAGATCCACTGTTCAAAACACTGGTCTACGGTATGTCCAGCTAGTACAGCAATGTGCAGTTCTTTGCCCACTCGGTTTACCACAGTTTGAGTTATCCCAGCCTTCAGCCTTTTCCTTAACGCCCTCCAATCACTCATCAAGCGATCACTTGGCATATCTGGCCATGATGAAAAATCGAGCTTCTGCGAGACAGTCTCTTTTATTGTGTTATTGGGTATTGTGTTATGTGTTATGTGTAGCATACCGTTCGCATTGCCATCGCTATGCGTTCGCATTGCGTTCGCATTGCCAACGCTACCGACCGAGCCTTCACCTAAGTCATTGTTTTTGCTCCATCTAGCCCTTGCCGACTCACGAGCTCTCTCTGATTTGCCGTAAACTTTACGCAGCTCATCATCTGCGCGCCGGTTTATATAGCCAGCCTCGATACGCTCAAAGAAGTCTTGCAGCACAGTTGCAATGCAGTCGCAATGCGAACGCATTCTAATGAGCCGGGCGATCTCATCAACGCTGGATGGAAGCGGCTTTTCTGTCCTGTAATACAGATCCAGCATTCTCCGGTAAGCCAGGTCCTCCATGTCTGTCAGGTGCGCTGTGTCTCTGGCGTAATCTCCGATATTGAACTGATAGAAGTGCATGGTTATCACCTGCCTAGCCAATTAAATCCACAGCGCAGTGGTGAGGCTTCTTGTGCGCTTAAGTTCTTCTGCTGGATCGCACTGTACTCCAGACTGATTGACAGCGACGCCCTTTGCTACGCTGTAGATTGCCCACCGCTCCTGTTCTGAGAATGAGCGCAACGCTGACGCCTGCTCAATGAACGCCTCGAGGGCTGCAGTTGCGTTGCCGCCAAACTCCAGGTCAGCGATAGACCCCAGCTTTTCCAACAAGGTTTCCTCGATACGCACCGTCTTAACTACCTTTGCCATTTGATCGCCCTCTTTAATGTTGATTTTTGATTATGCAGCAATGAAATACATCGGTAAAGTAATTTGCATTTCACTGGTGGTTGTGGATGAAAAAAAGCGGCTCACGGCCGCTATGCTTTTGCATTTTAATGTTATGTCAGTTACAGCTGGCTGCTACAGCCTTGCGGGCTTGGTGCTTGGCGAGCTCACCAGCCAGCCACTCGACGCCCTTCGGGGTGAACTTGGCTTGTGAGTAGGCGTGTGAACTGTCTCCGTGGTCAGCGACACCGGCCTTAACCTCAAAGCGGCCTGCTTCGATGTGATCGGCGTAGGGGGTGAGTGTTCCGGCAAGGCGGTACATGATGCGGCGACTGACGAGAAAATCGCGCAGTTCCGGCTCCTTCACCTTCAGCAGTTTGGCTACCTGACGAAATCCAAGATTGCCGGTTGCCGCCACGTACTTGTCCACGAACTCAACCTTGGGCGCAGCCAAGGCTAGTTGCTGCTCGGCTTGCTCACGAGCCTCTACCTCTGACACTAAGGCAATAAGCGCCTCTTTGTAGGTGCTTGGCAATTTCGGTGCTTGCTGACTCTCGAGCTCCTGCCAGCGGTCCACGATCCTGGCGGTGAACTCTGGGCAGAGCTGAGCCACAACGACAAAGCAATCACGCTTGGTTAGCTTAAATACCAGCGTCGGCTTGGTTGCTGTTGGAATTTCCTCAAATTGAGGGAATTGAATGACATCCTTCACGACCAGGGTCTCGATAGTGCGCTTCACGTTGTCGTGGCGTTTCTCGACTAGATCAGCGATCTCGAGACTGGTCATTGTCAGTGATTGATTAGCTAATTGAAGCATAATGCCTCCCTGTTTCGTTGACGGAAGGCAGCAAGACGCGATGTTGCGCTGGTGATGTGATGCGGCTATCATTGTCTTGCTACCGTGACCCCGGACGAGGCGCTACCAACGCCGTAGACTCCGGGGTTTTCTTTGCCCGTTACCGAGCTGCTATGATTCTATGTCGACTCTCCTGCTTCGGCAATGCTTGGCTTGACCTGCTGTTCCTTTGGTAGCAGTGCCCACATCAGATGAACCCGGTCTTCTCCGCAGGCATGGGAGACGCCGTTTTCGTCAACGATACGGGCGATCCCATCAACCACTTCTTCGATGCGAGCTTTCAAAAACACCCGCCGAGAAGTCATCAAATTGTAGTG